GAGGGGCGCGCTGGTGAAAATGAGCCGTAGCGCAGTCTGATTTTCGACCAACACAAAGCCTGTGTGCGCCCCTCACTTGCATTAACTATCTGATTGCCGCGGTGGCTGGCAAGCCTCTGCCTCGTTTTTAATGCGGTTGATTTCTTCGAGATTGCCCCGGCACATGTATTCGATCAGCAAAAGTTGCTCCTGAGTCACCCACCATGCAGGCAGCTTGACGTAGCCCGCAAGCCTCAACGCTCTCGCGCCGGGGCTGTTGCTGACTTCACGGGGCATTGCTTCCCTCAATCTCGGCCAGCGTGGCGCGGGCTGTTGAGCAACCGCACTCACCCGCAATCTCCCGCAACGCCTCCACCGCCTTCGCCAGCTTGGCCTCAACCTCGCCGTGGATGCGCGACACTTTAAGCAGGGCTTCGTATGTTTTCTTGCGGTCTGCCTCCACCTCCTCCGCATAAGCCTCGGCCTCTTCGGCGTCCTTCCGTGCGGCTGAGAGTTGTTCGGTGAGGGCTTTGATGCGGCTGGCCACAATCTTCACGGCTTCGGCGCTGTCACACTCGCAATGAGGGTCTTTAAGCCCCCGGTCTCTGTAGGCTTCGTCACAGCGGCATCTTACAACCTCTTGCAACTCGGCCATTGCCTGCGTCAGTTCTTCGTCACTCATGGCTCTCTCCTTTGATCTCTGCGAGGGTGGCGCGGGCGCGACGCAAATCGCCAAAGGTAAATTCTGCGTGTCGCTCTAAACCATGATGAGGATGTTCGATCCTTGCGCCCAACCCGCTGTCTCCATCATCTGGTTCCCAAGTTTCTGCTGCTCTGGCAAACGGCTCCAACGCCTCCACCGCCTTCGCCAGCTTGGCTTCCAGTTCATCTGTCTTTGCGTCATACCGAGCAGTGGTTGCAGCTTCACGGTCCAACACGGTCTTGAGTTGCTCGGTCAGGGCTTCGATCTTCTCCCCGTTGATAACGTCGAGATCGTCCATAAGTTTGACCTTGGCGGTCAGGGCTTCAATGCGGTCGGCGGATTCAACCGGGGTGCCGTAATCGTTAGTCCCATCATCAAACGCCAGAAATGCAGCATCCCGCAACCGCTTCACCAGTTCTTTGCCACTCATGTCTTCTCCCCCTCAAATATCTTCCGCCACTTGTAAATGCTCGGCACCGAGATGCGGTGCAGCGCGGCGGATTGCTTCACGCCTATGATCTCAGCGTCTTGGACGGCGGCTAGGCGTAGGTCGTCCGTCAGGCCATAATCTGGGTGGAAGTGGGTCATCTCCGCCCCCGTTCCCAAGCCGCCCGCGACAGTCTGTTGGCCAGCGCGTCGATGTCCTCGACACTAATCTGGCGGTTGCTGATGATGGCCCAGTAAACGAGGTCCATGAACCTCTTGGGTGGCAGCACAGACGCCGCGTTGCTGATCGCCAGTGCCGCCTCTGCGTGGATGTCGCGGTGCGGCATGGTCTTTGGTTCTTTGCGCCAGAACATCATGCCACATCCTCCGGCAGATCGAAGCAGGTCAGCCGCACCACACGCCCGGCTGCGACCAACTCGGCCAGCTTGGCGGCGATCTTGTCGTCAGCCATGTTCATATCCTCGGCGATCTCTTCGACGGTGGCGCGGCCATCGGCCTGCAGGTTGCCCAAGATGAAGGCACCCAGCGTATCATCCCGTGATACAGGCGCGGCATCCTCCAGCGAGATCGCCAGCCACGGCGTCTTCTCCGGCTGGCTCATGTTCGGCACGATCTGCGCCATGACCTTCTGGCCGGGGCGCAGGCTGGCATCCAACGCCAGCTTGGACGGGATGAACACATTCTGCGTCATGTCGCTGGCAAGGACGGCGAAGGTGGTGCCAGTGGCGAGGCGGTTGGTTACTACCAGTTCAGTCGGCTGCATTGTTTTTCTCCAGATATGCAAGTTGGTCTTCTGCGTCACGTTGATAGTGGATCAGGATCATAATCTCCTCCCCCACCCAGCTAGGACGGACGCCCGTGCCGTATCTCTTTTCTAGATCGTCGATCTGTTCCTGCTTGCGGGCGATGTAGGCGCGGCATTCTTCTTTGGTCATTTTCCAAGCCTCCGAAGTGCGCCAAGCGACCGTCTGTATGATTTTTCCAGCCTTTCAATTTCAGCAACATCCTCGCTGCCATCCCCCTTGGGAACAAACCACCACGGCGGATTTTGCAGGGCATCACGGTACATGCTCAGGGCCGACAGGACGGCCATAGTTTCTGTTGAGTTTAGTTTGATGGCCATCACGCAACCTCCTCTTGATCCTTGGGCCACCCCATCTCGCGCAAGCCAGCCACGACATACGGCACCAGCGCCGTCGATGCCTGCGCAGGCTTGGGTTCCTTGGGCGGCTCTTCCGGTAGGTACTTGTGAAGCTCCGGCTCAAGCAGCGTCTTGGCCTGCTTCAAGGTGCGGATGTCATAGAGCATCATCCTGAGCTTGTCCTCCATTGAGCGACGTGCCTTCCACTGCTCTTCGGCGGCTTTGGCAAGCTCGTAAATCTGATCGTGGACCTCGGACACAAGCTCTCGGTCCTCCGGGTCGCCGTTGCGCCCGCAACGTGAGGCGTAGAGCAAGTCTCCAGCACCATTCCTGCACTGCCAGAAGATGTAGGAGACAGAAAGGTGGGTGTGGTGCGAAGCGTAGCGCTTAGCCAGCCAGTGGCGCATGTCCGGGTTGTCGTAGACCGCCCGCACCTCGGCAGGCATCTTCTCGATGGCCTTGGCTTGCAGCAGAGCCTGCGCCTGCGCGCTGTAGTCGATCATGGGGATGTCGGCCATGATGTCGAGGACGATCTTGGCCTTGTGGCCTTTGTTGAGGTTCATCTCACCACCCCATACCGAAGCCGAAGAGGAAGCCCGCGTAGAGCAGGCCGAAGATGCAAACGATGCCGATCAGGTCGGCGGCGATGTCTCTGATACGCATCATTTGGTCTCCTTCAGAGCGTTGATTGCGTTGTGTAGGCGCTCACGCAGTTCAACGCGGCGCAGATTGTGCAGCATCTCGCTAAGATCGTAATAGTCTGGCAGGCTGTGCGTGCTGTAGTCCATGTCACGGTCGATGCAGTCAATCGCGGTGTATGCTTGGTCTAGCGTGATCGTGATGGTGATGTTTTTCTCTGACATGTTGGTTGCTCCTTGTTGCTAGTTCGTATCCCCACCATACAGCTAGAAACACCTCATGCAAGCAAAAAATTACACTTGACGCAAAATTATTTCACAAATACACATGTCACATCAAACACAGGAGGACGCCGTGAAGGCTCAAGACCAAATCAGACAATGGGCAAAAAATGGAGGACGCAAGATAGGCTGGATCGCGGATCAAGTCCCGGTCGCCAAATCGAGCATGTCGCGTTGGATGCAGGGGAGCATCGTGCCGGGAGCGATCTACCGCAACCGGCTGTCTCAAATCACCGGGATCGAAGAAATCCGCGACAGGGAGTGCTGGAAATGAACCGGGCCGACATCCTCGACACCGCCAAGGAATATATCACCAAGGATCGGGACGCCACGCACGGCGACGCGGAGGCTAACTTCGGCCTGATCGCCGCGTACTGGTCGGCCCACCTCGGGCGTAACATCAAACCGCACGACGTGGCCGTGATGATGACCCTGTTGAAACTGGCCCGCGCCAAGTCGAACCCGGCGCACGCGGACAACTGGATCGACGGCTGCGGCTATCTGGCCTGCGGCGGCGAGATTGCGGACAAGGAGAAAGACATGCAGGCCAAGATGCTGGTCGGCTTGAGGGGCGAGGCTCTCTGATGGCCCTCTACATCGGCATCGACCCCGGCAAGACGGGAGCCATCGCGGTCATGGACGCGGACGACATGAGCGTGCGCGTGTTCGACATGCCCGGAACCATTGAGGAAAAGCGTGCCATCCTGTCAGAGATCGGCAGCGTGCGGTGCGCGTGGATCGAAAAGCCTTTCTTTCCGAGGATGATCGGCATCAAGAACGCTGTCACCATCGCGCAGGCCTACGGTGAGATGAAAGCCTGCCTGTTCTTCGCGGGCGTGCCGACGAATGAAGTGCCGCCAGCGACGTGGAAGAAGCACTTCGGCCTATCCACCGACAAGGACGCATCAAGGGCATACGCATCAAGCGTGTTTCCAGATCAGTCTAATCTGTGGGCGCGCAAAAAAGACGACGGCAGGGCCGAGGCGGCTCTGATCGCATATTACGGATGGAGGAAGAAATGACCAGACGACCGTTCACCGGGCTGCCAGAGGACATGTACGCCCGCTACGACGATCAGGACCAGAATAACCGCGACTTCATCGTGGCGGCCTACGACAACAACATTATCAGCGAGTTGTTTTGGCCAAATTATGAGGCCGCGCCTTGGCATCTTCAGATGGAAGTTGGCAACCAACTCATCAATTTCTGGCCGCATAAGGCTAAGGCTCACGTCGCCTATGAGTCCAGCGTGGCCTACGGCCTTCCCGCTATGTTTGCCACCGTGCGGCGGGTTCAGGGCGAAACCTTTGATGACTTTGACCTAGTGGAGAGAGAGCAATGAGAACCGACCTGACCAACAAGGAATACCACGCCCACCCCGCGATCTCGTCATCGGACGTGAAGGCGGTCCACACAAAGTCGCTGGCACACTGGAAGGGCAAGGTCCGCAAGGAAACCTCGGCCTTCGCGTTGGGAAGCGCCGTCCACGCTCTGGTGCTGGAGCCGGAAAAGAACCTCGTCCTGCGCGGCCCCGAGGATCGCCGTGGCAACAAGTGGAAAGAGGCCCAGCTTGCCGCCGATCTCGACGGCCAAATCCTGCTGCCCGAAGGCGAGTTTGATCTGGCCGCACGGATCGCTGATGCGGTCAGGGAGCATCACCCTGCCGCCATGTACCTCAACAGCCGCAATCTGGTGGCCGAGGCGAGCTTTTTCGGCATCGACCCAGCCACGGGCGTAGAGATCAAGTGCAGGCCCGATGGCTTTCTGCCCGACATCGGCGTGGTGTTTGACCTAAAGACAACCACAGACGCCAGTCCAGACGGCTTTCCGCGTGAGCTTCGCAAGTACGCATACGACGTGCAGGCGGCCTTCTACCTGCGCGCACTGCGTGCCGCTGGCTATGAGGCGCAGTTCTTTGTCTTCATGGCCGTTGAAAAGGAAGCCCCGCACGCCGTCTGCCTGCACGCCCTCACCGACCGATATCTGGAACACGCCGACATGATCGTGACCCAGACCCTCCAAAAGATCAGCAACGCCACCGCAGTTTCCGACTTCACAACGGGCTGGCCACTGATTAACCATATCGATCTGCCACGCTGGCAGGCTGAGACCGCCGAGGACGATATCTTCACCGAGACCGTCGATTTCTAAACCAAGCCAAAGAGGAGCAAACCAATGGCTGATAATACCGACTTCCTGAAAGTGTTGGCGAAAAACGTCACGCTGCAATACCCGAAACTGAACGGCACCTACCGCTTTAATACCCAGAAGCAGGCCAGCGAACCCTGCGCGCAGACCGCGTCCAACGCGGCTTGGAGCGTGGGCTTCGAGATGCCCAGAGATCAGGCCAAGCCCCTGTTCGACGAATTGCGCGCCCACTATGACGCCTCCCGCGCACGCAACAGCAAGCTGCCACAGTTCACCAAGGTCTTCGGCATGAAGAAGCTGAAGGACGAACACGGCAACGAGACGGGCATCATCCAGTTCACCGCCAAGCGGAACGGCGTGAAGAAGGATGGCACCCTCAACAAGGCACCCACCGTGATCGACGGCCAGAAGCAGCCTATCGCCGATCTTAACTTCTGGGGCGGCTCCAAAGGCACCGTGCGCGCATGGGCCGTCGCTGTGATCGATCCTGAAGGCGTCGGCGGCATCAGCCTTCTTCTGGACGCTGTGCAGGTCACAGAGGCCCGCTATGGCGACGGCGGCATGGACGATTTCGACACCTTCGAAAGCAAGGCCGATCCGTTTGAGCAGGCTCGCAAGCCGCTGGATGAACAGAAACGCGAAAGCATCAAGCAGGAACTGGACGACGAAATCCCGTTTTGACAAAGAAGAACCCCGGCGTGAGACCAACGCGCCGGGGTTCAAGTAAGGCAGGCGGAACCGAGGAGGAGCAGGTTCCAAGATGTGCCAGAGCAACCCAACACGAGGATTACAATAATGCAGTCTATATCTGGTGGCAAGTGCAGCGGTGGCCACAATGTCTGACATCCGCTTCCTGACTGCCCCCGGCTCTTTCTACACGCTGATCGACAAGCCCGGCCAAGCCTATCCCGGCATCTCTTGGTCCGACATCGTCCGCTTGGTCGCCAATCCGCAGGCCAAGGAGAAGCAGGACGCCGACTTTTTCATCCCATCAACTTACCGTGAGCATGACGGGCGGGCGCACGACGCACAGCGCGAGCGTGGCGCGTACCGCATGCTGGCCCTCGACATCGACAGGGGCAACCCCAGCCTCGACGACGTGCTGGCCGCCGTGGAGGCTATTTGCGGGCCTGTGAGCCTGCTCGCCTACTCGTCATCTGGGGCAACCCCGGAGAACCGTAAGTGGCGCGTGCTTATCCCCGTCATGGGCGTGCTGACGGGGGCCGAGTATGAGTTGGCCCAGACGGCCCTCTTCGACCTGCTACACGCCAATGGCATACACCCAGACGGCGCGCTGGCACGCTGCGGGCAGCCGATCTACCTGCCCAACGTACCCTTGGACAAACGCAACCCCGACCTGTCGCCGATCTTCTACGTCATGCGCGTGATCCGTGCCAAGACACTGCGCCTCGACGACAGCCCGATCCGGCAAGAGATCGACCGCAGGCTTGAGCAGTATCGCCTCGCCGCCGAGCAGGCGCAGATCGCCAGCCGAGAGCGTGAGCGCCAGCGTGCCGAGCGTCGGCAGAAGTTCCCAGATCAAGTCAGCCCGGTGGACGCCTTCAACGCCGACCACGACATCGGCGACCTGCTCCTGCGCTACCAGTACGAGCGGCAGGGTGCCTCCAAGCATTACCGCTCACGCTACCAGACCAGCCCCAGCTACGCGACGCAGGACTTCGGCGACCACTGGGTGAGCTTGTCTGGATCGGACGCAGCCGCTGGCGTCGGCAAGCCGAAGTCACTCGGCGAGAACGCATACTGCTGGGGCGATGCCTTTGACCTGTTCTGCCACTATGAGCATGACGGGGATTTCGACAAAGCCGTGCGCGCCTATGGCTTGGAGATCAGCCCGGCCAAAGCCGAGATCGAACTGCCCGAGAACGGGCTGGATGATTTCGACTACATGGAGCCGCAGAGCGCGCAGGAGGCACCTGCCAGCGCAGAGTCGGATGACATAGACCTTGGCTCGTTTGACACCCCAGATGCCCCCGAGGCGGCCCCGGATTGGCCCACAGTCTACGACATGTTTGATGGGGCCAGCATTGAGCCACGCCGCTGGATATACGGCCACCACTATCTGCGGTCCTTTGTCAGTGTGCTGGCCTCGGCTGGCGGCATCGGCAAGACCAGCTTGCAGATCGTCGAGGCGTTGGCCATCGTCACAGGCCGCCCGCTGCTGGGCGAGGAAGTCAAAGAGCGCACCAACGTCTGGATCGTCAACCTCGAAGACCCGCTCGAAGAAATCCAGCGCCGGGTCATCGCGGCAATGCAGCATTACAAGATCACGCCTGAAGAAGTGCGTGGGCGTCTCTTCGTCAACGCTGGCCGAGACTTCAGCCTAAAATTCGGCATCCAGACCCGCGAAGGCGTCCTGCCCAACACCAAACTGGTCGAGTACCTTTGCAAGCAGATACCCCAAAAGAAGATCGGCTGCGTCTTCATCGACCCCTTCGTCGGCGCTCACAGCATTAATGAGAACGACAATATGGCCGTCAATGCCATTGTGGCAGAAATAAGGCGAGTGGCTGACGAGACAAAGTCAGCCATCGGGCTGGTCCATCACATCCGCAAAGGCAACGGGGAAGACGCCAGCATCGACAGCGTCCGTGGCGCAGGCTCACTGATCGGGGCGGCCCGTGCTGCCCGCGTGGTCAACCGCATGTCAGCCGACGATGCAGCCAAGCTGGGCATCGATGAGACCGAGGCGCGATCCATTTTCCGCGTCGATGACGGAAAGGCCAACCTCGCCCCGCCAGCCAGCGCCGCCCTCTATCGCAAGATGGAAGGCGTCAAGATCGACAACGGCGAGTGGATCGGTGTCTGCGTGCCGTACACCCTGCCAGACGCATTCGACGGCATCAGCGGCAAGGATGCCAAAGCAGCCCAGAGGATCGTTGCCGACGCCCACACAGGCGGTGAGCCGCTGCGAGAGAGCCAGCAGTCGCCAAAGTGGGTCGGCATCCCCATAGCGGACATGCTCGGGATCGACATCACCGAGAAGAGAGGGAAGGCAAAAGTGGCGTCCATCGTGAAGACTTGGATCAAGACAAACGTGCTGGCCGTCGAGCGGATTACCGACCCGAGGCAGGCCCGTGAGGTGGCCGTCGTGGTCGTCGGAGAATGGATCAGCCATGATGAAGTGTGATAAAAAGGTCACCTCACCTAGAGCCTCACAGGTGAGGAAAGGTGAGGAAAGGTGAGGAAAACACCCTTCCTCCTCACCCCCACCCCCTAAAGGGGGTGAGGGGGTGAGGAGGAAGGTGTTGGTTATGTGAGGTGAGGAAAGGTGAGGAAAGGTGAGGAGCAGCACGATGGCAAAGAGACCGACACACCAGAAGAAATACGACACCCTCCTGCACGGCCAAACGACGGCCATTCAGGTTCGCTGCGATATGGCGCTGGCCCCCTTCGATCACGCCTGCCGTGAGATGGAGCGCAAGTGGGGCGTGGATCGTTTGCCCGAGCTTGTCTCGGTCGAGAGCGCCGACAAATGGGCGAAGGCGATGGCTGGCCTGAATTCGGCCATCGCTGGCCAAGACCCGGACAAGGTCAAGTTCTGGGTGGAGGTGTGCTTGCGCGGGCTGGCAGCTATGGACGCAGAAGCGGTGACGCTGGGCCGCCCGGTGTCGGACCCTGACATTTGGGAGCATGAATACGAAGGCACGGTCTACGGCATCATCGCTGACGGGCGTGAATGGCCTGCCGCCTACGCCAAGCGTCCCGGCATCGCCATCCACACCATGCGAGAGGTTGCCATCGCCCTGCATGAGCATCGCAATGGGCTGGTGAACGCGGCGAAGCTGGCCTTCCCCGGCGCAGAGGTGAAACAGGTCCGCCGACCGAAGGCCGATCTGGAGGACGATTTGAGCTTCATGGAGGACTTCTTTTGATCCAGACCATCGACATTACGGGCGACACCAAGCCAGATGCCTTTTACAGCGCGCTGGAGGCCGCTCAGAGGGGCGACCACATAATTTACCACCGGGGACAGCACTGCGGCGGCTTGCACCGCAGAGAGGCCTCTAAAGCGGAAACAGGGCGTATGTGCTTTTTGTTCTGCAAGAGGGTGGGCGATGGCCTATTTGCCTATATCGCCGTCAAGAGATGAACCTGCTATCATGCCCGCCAACACAAGGAGGCGGGCATGATCTCGTTCACGATGAAGGCAGACACCGACAGGCTGCAACGCAAGCTGAACAATCTGGTCAACGCCCAGATGCCATACGCAACGTCGCTGGCGATCAATGAGACGCTGAAGACGCTGGAGACCTACAACAAGGCTCTCATGGGCAAAGCCTTCGACCGCCCGACCAAGTTCACCATGAACGCCTTCTACGTCCAGTTCAGCAACAAGCGGACCTTGATGGGCGCATTGCGGCGCAAACAGATGGTCGTCGGTCGGCATTACCTCGAAGTGCAGGATGCGGGCGGCCAGCGCCCCATGAAGGGTTTCGAGAAGAACTTCGTTATGAGGCTGGCCTATCGCGGCCTGATCCACGGCGTCATGCCGACAGAGAACTCGCCGCTCGACAGCCACGGTAATATGACGATGGCCTTCATCAACAAGGTGTCGTCTCAGCTTGGCGTGCAGCGAGACAGCGCGCAGAACAAGCCATATCAGTCCAAGACCAAGACGGGCCGCAGGTCAACGGCCACGCGATACTTCGTGCCAGACCCAGACCATCCGTTGGCGCAGCGTGGTGGACCCGGCGTGTACTCCACTAAGCAGGATGCCCTCGGCAGCAAGCGCACTGGCAGCCGTGTCATCAAGCTGCTGAACTTCGCGCAGGCCAAGCCCGTCTACAAGAAGCGCACCGACTTCGACAACAACATGCGGAAGGCCGCAGCCAACCTGATGCCGAAGAAGATGAAGCAGGGCATCCGCCGGGCGCTGGCCACGGCCCGCCTGCGGTGAGCTTTTCCATCGGTGGGGGGTGAGCTTTTCCATCGGTGGGGTGACCCCGGCGGTGAGCTTTTCCATCGGAGGGGGTGAGCTTTTCCACTGGAGGGGTGAGCTTTTCCATCGGAGGGGTCCGCTGCAATGCGGCGCGGGGTCTGCTGCGGCGCGGAATTTTTGACGCCGCGATGCAGCATCTGGCAAGCACTTGATTTTGCTTGCATTTTTCGGTTGTGCTGATTTTTTTTGACATATGCCAAGCAAGGGGCTTGCGCCGTTTTGCAGCTCCGTTATATTGCAAGGCATAGGGGGAAGCCCCTTGGGACTAGCTAACAAGGAAAGCAAACATGCCTGGACGTATCCGCGAATTCTTGGGAATGGCTATCTTAGCCGCCCTAACTTATCCCGCCGTCATTATCGTTTGCGCCGCATTGGGCGCTTAACTTAGCAAGCAAGGAAACAAGCAAATGTCAAAAACCGTCACCCTAACGATTGAGCAAGCCCTAATCGCCTTGGAATGCGCCGCAAGAGACGTGACCGCATCCGAATTTTCGCAACCTGAATACACAGACGTTCACGAGATGCGGTTTAATCTTCAGCGGGCCGAATTGATCCAACGTCTGAAGAACGCCATAAACGCAGCGCAAGAATAACTGGCAAGCAAGGAAGCAAGCAAATGGACATTAACTATCGCAACTTGGAAGCCCGCGCCAAAGATGCGGCGCTTGAGTATATGCCCGCCATGCCTAAGCAAGACACTCTTGAGGCGTGGCAAGACTATGTTGAGCAGCTAGAGGCGGTTGATTCATACGAATGCGCCCATGAATCGGCAGACTCTTGGGATTGGGTAATTTATAACGGAATGGCCATGCAGCTTTGTTCCGTACTTCCCTCAAGCGTAGTCGCGGAAGCTGAAGAAAAAGCTGCAGAATATGCAGACATTCACGGGGTTTTTGAGCAAGGCGGGCTTTCCGGTGTGGCTTGCTTGATTGCCTACTGGATATGCCATGAGGCGGTGCAATGCGCTTTTGAGGCGGCGCGGGAAGAATTGCTTGAGCTTGCCGAAAGCCAGATTGAAAACTTGGAAGGGGTTGCAGCATGAATTGGGACACAAAGGTTAATCTTTTTGTAGGTGCAAATGCCTATGCTTGCATTACCGAATGCGGGGTTCAATTTGACATTCGGTTGTCACCGGGCAGGAAAGCCGCAACCGCCTTGCGCGACTATGCAGAAGAACAAAGGGCAAGGGCGGCTTGCATAGTCGCAAATGCGGAAAGGGCAGAACGTGCGGCGCTTGTGCTTGATGCAAAAGAGGTGAAGGCATGAGCTTCCCGCCTATGGAATGCCGCAAATGCGGCGGTATCAATCCGCTAGTTTACTTCGCGCCAGTATATGTCGCGGGCATAAATGCAATCACGGGCAAGAGGGAAGCCGGGCAAGGCAAGGCAAGCTGCATTTGCATTCCTTGCGCCATTCGCGCGGGCTTTGCAGACAAGCAAGGAAACATTCGGGAAGGGGTAAAGCTATGATTTTTAACATTGGAACGCCAGAAAGGAATGGCCCACTAATCGCAGACAAGGCGCGGGCATATGCAACCCAAGCCCGCGCCTATATGACCGGGCCGCGTTATGCGGTTGTATCGCTGCACTATGCTACTCTTGCCGATACAAGAGGCGCGGGCCGCGTTTGGTTGCACAAAACGCCAAAAGCCGCCTTGCGCCGCGCCTTGTCGGTATGCGGTGGAAAGCTGCGCCAAAATGACGTTTTCGCGGTTGGTATCGTCACGCCATGTAATCGCGTCTTGTCTTGCAGGGATATGCAGGAGGCGCTGGCATGAGTGAAAAAATGATTAACGCAAGCGCATTGCTTATCATGCTTGTTCTCTTGCCTATCCTATAAGCCGCGCGCCTATTGCCCGCCTTGATTAAGCCCGCCTTGTGCGGGCTTTTTCACGTTCTGTGCCTGTGCCTTGCCTGTGCCTGCCTGTGCCTTGCCTGCCCTTGCCTGCCCTTGCCTGCCCTTGCCTGTGCCTTGCCCTTGCCTGTGCCTGCCCTTGCCTGTGCCTTGCCTGTGCCTTGCCTTGCCTGTGCCTGTGCCTGTGCCTGTGCCTTGCCTTGCCTGTGCCTGTGCCTGTGCCTGTGCCTTGCCTGCCCCCCCCTCAAAGGTACTCCCGGCGACCCCCTGATGCGGGTAGTTCGCGC